CCGCTTTAAAGGCACTAAGTGCCATCCATCCCTACTCCTAAGTATAGGGAGTGTTTAGTTGTCAACTAAACGCAACACGCCCAAACCGAAATCCAGAAACATACTCCCCATTTACACGGGAAAGTACGCCCCCCTCGTCGATCAAACGACGAGAGTTAAGGACTCGGCTTGTGGTACCATCACTGGTACCATAAAGGGCGGACGCTAAAACTACTCCAGGTCGGAAGTGGTGCCAGGCCGTTTTTCCAAACGGCACTGGACGCCACACCCTGAAGTAGCGGATGCTGCTACGCACTGTTGGTCGCCAATTCTGCTCCTGATCATGGATAACGAGATCTCCGAGTCCTTCCGGACCACGTAGATTTCGTATCCGTACCGGGATAGAATCGAGAACACGAAGCCAAGGCACCCGAGCGATGTCAGGACCGCCACACAAAGTGTGACGACACCCAAATCGCCGGATACCGTTAGCAAGCGCGATAAACTGATGCGGTTCACAAGGTTCTTCCTTTAGGTAATGAGGACGGACGTCCAAACCCCTAAAGAAGTCCCCACCACAACTTTCCCGGAAGGGCCCGCTGAAATAGGATTTCTCCACGTTCAACGAGAATCCGAAAAAGGTCAGAGCAGCAATCACGGTCTTCGCACAGTCGGTGGGACATATGATGTCATCACCAAAGACGGATACGGTTGTACCGTACCAGTCGGCTGATTGCTTAGTCTCCCGACTAAGCACTGCAGTAATGCAGTTGAAGATGAGCGTTTCAAGCTCAAACGTGTAACCGTTACCCATAGAACTGAACTTTTCGAGTCGAACCCATTTTCCCTTGATGAAGGTACTAGGGGAACGAACTGATTCGAGAAGTGAAACCCAGTCCTTGGGGAGCAGAAGTCTGACGAGATTTCTGCAAACAGTATCACTAGCGTTTGAAAGATCGAGAGTTGCAAGGGCGCCCGTAAGGGAACCCATGCGCGCCAGGAACTTGTGAAAGTCCTGTCTAGTCTCTTTCTTCCAACCGATGTTGATCGACATACGTTTCGTCATCCAAGCGCCGATACCGAGTTGGTAAAAGACGTTCAAGGATGGTTCGATACAGATGCCACGTCTCTTCCACGCGTCTTTCGGGACAGTGGTGAAACGGTTACCATGCACGATGTCTTCACAGACAGGTGCATAATCCTTATCAACATCGTTCTGAGAGAGGCCTTCCGCAATCTCATCATGGCCGATAAGGCCAGATTGCACGAAGGGTTCCAGCCCAGCGGCCGCATAACGCGACCAAGCTGTCTGGTCCCACGCGTGTAAAAACACGCGAGCCCCACTCGTCAGAGTGCAGCTGGAGGACATTTTATCAGGCACCGTGATTAGAGGCCCGACGTCACGGAACGTGCTTCCAGGTCCAAACCGTCCTTGTATCTCTGCTATTTTAGGGCAGCGACCAAGAACACGTCTAACTTCTTTACTTACATCGTGGATAAATCGATATAAGCCGTCGCCATAGATCCTAGGATCGGAAAGCAACGGAGAAAGACGCTCGTTTGTAATGTAGCACTGCCGCTCGCTAGCATAGAAACTTTCGACAGCCTTAGCCTCCAAATCTATACCAAGGTCGAAACCAGGGTACTTCTTGAAGAACGAAGCTATCTGTAGGTCTCCAGAAAGCGTGCGAGGACACGTATACGTGCCCGCTGACACCTTAATCGATGTCAGCGCTCTCCAGTCCTCGCGTTCCATAGCGAGGTAAGCCTTGTAGGCCACTGGGGTTCCGACGTTCCAGCATAGCGCTGAGAACGCTCTCCTGACCGTTCGGTCGAGTAGAGAGGACTTCATGTGTTCTATCCTTTCAGATAATGAACGATTGGGATAGCTCCCCGAAGGGAGCAAGGCCTAATTCTTTTGGAATTAGGTGGCCGAGTAGCCCGTGATCAAGCATTGCTTGATCAAGGCGGCAGCCAGAAGATTCGTGCTTTGATGCACGAATTCCCGAATTTCCACCATCGTCATATCTTGAGGGATCAGGAACGAACCGTCGAAAGACGCTCCGCCCTGTACCGTCACATTCGTCGCAGAGTCAGTCCGGACCTTCGGGTACAGATAAGACGCGCTGAGACGGCGAGCTCCCTTGTTACCATTGTTCCGAGCCACGAGGGCAAGAACAGGGCGACCAGCGAGAACCGTACCAGTGGTCTCATCCTTCCAGATGGCCGGGGCATTGTCACCAGCCGACGGCTGTTGAGCGGTGTATACGACGTCCGTGGTGCCGTCGTACTTCTTCACGGTGATGTTAGCCATTGCAGGCATAATAACCTCTTTTGGAAAACTAGCGAGTGGAGCTTTTCAGCCCTTGCACTAGAAGGGAAATGGCATTTAAACCGCGTTGCCAATTAAAACGCTCGTAAGCGAACCTCAAGCGAGCTTGAGGCACAATTAGTTCTCGAGTAAATTTCTCCCGTTCTTTGACCCAAGGGCCATAGTCAGGGTGAAATTCATCTTGAACGACCTTGCACTTACTAGTAGTTATCGGTCTCGTGATTTCTAACCCAGCAAAATCAGTCATTTGATTGACGATCTGGCTGAAATTAGAAAACCAGTCAATGACAAAGGAGAGTCTAACCCCCTCGACAAACCACTGAACCGGGTTAATCAGACCCAGTTGATTCGCAAGCCATAGGTTAGGGTTGTTAACCCGTACTACGGCGGAAATGCGAACAGACGAAGTGAAGATATAACGGGTACGATAAAACCCGCCTACGTCGATGGTCAGAGACCCTGACCCCGACCCGAAGATTCTCATCTCCGGAACATTCCTAACGAGAACGTTATGAGCGTTGTAGATATCTTCGATCAGAGGCTTAACACCATACGAATACCACAACCACTTGTTTCCAAGTGACTGGGCAACGTGCTTCCCATCAGGCATAATCCAGACAGAAGTCCGGGTTGTCCTCTTCACGTATCGACCTTTAGAGTTTCTAACTCGAATGGTACGAATCCGTTGTCGGGAAGGAGGTGAAAAACCTAAGATCTCGCCGGCCTCGGTAAGCCGGCCTCTCCGAACCGCATTCGCGGCGAGGAGAGCGTTAGTGATTCCCCCTGAAACAGTTCCCCAAGAGGAACGAGCTTCAGCTGTGAGGGTAGCCCCGAGTTGACTCGAATCACCTAACTTGCTGACGAATTTGGCTCTCGCCGCATTCGTTGCCTCGACGGTGTCATCCTGTTCACCAGGGGTTACCGCCCACGAATTGGCCTCACTCGCGCCTTTCAGAGTTCGAGCGACATAGGTTGTTAACCCAGTGTCGATGTTATAAGGTTTCTGTTGATTAACACCCGTCCGAAGCAACGTGTACACCACAAAGGTATAACTGTTGCCGAAGATAGGGTTAATCCAGGTACCAAACCTCTGAATCTGCGTAGTCTTCGGGGTAAGAGGCAGCGCCATAGGATACTCCTTAATGAAAAAGAGCACCCGTAGGTGCCAAGCGAGCTGAAAATCCAATCGAGAAATTCGATTGGCAGCTCAGAATTGATCCAAGGTACCACCTTAGATCAAATCCCGGACTGAGATTACTGCAGTTGCAACCCACACACAATGTTGGTGAGACAAAGTGAAGCAAAGACGGATGTCGATGCTTGTAATCAATAGTCCAGACCGAAGTTAATTCTTCGGTAGATAGATCGCCCCGAGAGGGGCG